ACAATCGGAGCCTTTTCTAAATCACGGTATTTTTTTCTACGAGTATTAGGCAACTGCACTAAAACTGATTTAGCTGGGCGTGGGGCTTCCGAGCCAACGCCACCCCAAGTAGTGCTCCAAGCTAATCGACCGAACCAAACCTGCTTCATACCGCTAAGTGGTGGCTTTCCCTTGCTTGGGATTCTTCTTTTGACGACCTTGGCGGCCTCATTACCAACTGCCTTGAACTGCTTGCGAAGGCTGACTATGTAATCAGAATCTAGGTCTTTTAGAATTTTGAGGGTTTGTGCCCAGTTTGTAATCTCGAGTCTGACAGTATTAGACGAACCGAATGTGCCCGATTGCATGCTTATTCTGAAATTTGGATCAATGTTCGCCAAAATTACCGCCAATCGATTGATACAAGTTTACCGCTAAAAAGAAAACCGCCCCGAAGGGCGGTCTCCCGATTAGGTCCTTGGCATGTTTTTAGCCACTAACCATCTATGCATAGTCCATAGCATGCGTTCTGATTCTTGCATCAAAACACTCGGTGCTATGCCGGTCTCGCAAGATAAACCTGCGATAAACCAATGTGCTGAGGAATCCCCCAGACCCGTTATTTTGGGTCTTTGGTTGAATCTCCAACTGAGCTGACCTGCTCGAGCCATTTGTTGAACTCGTCTTTGGTCGCTCCTGTTCGCTTCTCGGAATGCCAAGCCAAGAAGAGCAAGTGGCTCAACTTGGTCTCGGCTCCGATAGCAGATACTGAAACAGAGTATTGATCCTCGAAAGCAACTAGGTCAGCAGCGTTGCAGGTGATGTCCTTAGTGTTGCCATCTTCGAATGTTACTTGTAGGTTGAGTTTCATGTTTCTCCTTATGCAGTTGCGTAGGTAACTTCTCCGGTGGTTGGGAATGTTACCGAGAAGGTGCTTAGGTCTCCGACAGCACCGCTTACTGGGGTGAAGCTGTTGATTAGAACAGTTGCAGTGTAAGCAGGTGTGCTCTGTGAAGCAGCGGTTCCGTTAGCAGCAATAATTGCTACGGTTCCGATTGTGCCGACTAGTGGCTGGAACAGTCTTGAAACTGCACCTACGCCGTAGTCGCTGTGGAAGTCAAGTGATACCTGACCTGATTTTAGGCCTCCGATAACCTCTGTCCAGCCAGCCGAGCCAAAGTCTGTTGTAGTAACTTCAGCGGCATTGATCACCAGCTCTGCACGGGCACATGAGCTGGAGAGATCGTTTCCGTTCAGGGTCACCTTAGTGCCTGTAGCAATGAACTTTGCCAATTTATCTCCTTATTATGCATAGACGGTGACTGTGAATTCAGCCGCCAAGTAGGTTTGATCGTTTACTTGTATAGACCCAATCGAACCAGCACTCACTACCCGAAGGTCTTGAGCGTAACCCGACAGAGTTCTATCTGATTCTACAGCAAGCTTGACGGATTGCTCTCCGTCATTTGCCAAGTAGCCATCAAGTTTTCTTTGTGCAGTTCTTTCGGCAGCACGACCGACAATCACGACAATCGTGAAAGTATAAAGGGTAAGCCCACGCTGAAACGACTGATCGTATTCGACCGAATCAAGGCTTACTAGAGCTATCGGCGGGCTTGGGTTATCGATAAGTTCTGCTGCGGTTCTTAGCCCTGGGATAGTGCCTAGGTTTGTAGCTAGACCATCTCGCATAGCGCTGATTGACACTAGGCCATCCTGATTTTCTTGAATGGGCTAATCATGGCATCGATGTCTGGATCGATACGGCTAACACGGATAACTCCGATGTCACCGATTCCAGCCACGCCAAGAGGCGAGTCCATGCGCTTGTAAAGTCTCATTGCCAACATAATCGTTGCAAGCTTGATTGGTCTTGGCACTGCGCTCCAACCGAATGTTCCAGTTACTTCGACAGTGGACTCATCGTTAGCCAGTGGGAACCAGTAGTCATCCACTGCACGAATTTGTGTCCAAGGAGTAGGGATACCGCCAGCCAGTGAGTTTAGAGGCTCGAGCTGATAGTCCTTGGCTGCCCAGGTGACATCGTAAACCTTGTCAGCAGCACTTGAGGTCTTGAGGCTGGTCAGCGTGATTAGGTCATCAATCTCGCAAACAAAGCTGTCTCTTGGCACATAGTAGCGAGTTGCGTTTGCGGTCGAGAAGAATTGGCGTTCACAAATGTCATCTATCTGCCTAGAAGCTGTTTCGATGTGAAGCTCGAGAATGTTGTCATCTACGCCGTCAGTTATTCTGAGGGCATCTTTCACATCTTGTAATGTGCAGTAACCGTTAGTGATCGCCATGTTTCTAGTTTATCTTGATTCTCCGCTTGACCTCGGTAGAGCTGATTCCCTCAGTGTAAGGGATGTAGAGGAGCGAAATGTCATGCTCATCTAGCCAGTCCTGGTCAAACTCCATTTGATAGTAGTAATCCCGCCTAGCCCAGTCAGATCCAATGGCAATAATGTCTGGCATGACTTGTAGGATGGATGGCTTTGAGTCAGCTCCGCCAGTGTTGGGGATGACCCTATCCACATAACGGCAGGATGCTAGAACTTCCAGCCTTTGCTGATAAGTAAGTACTGGGGCTTTGCCCTTGTATTCCTCAATGAATTCATCGGTGTTTAGTGATACCACTACGCTACCGAGCTGTGAGCATCGCTTCAAGAACCTTGCGTGCCCGCTGTGGAACAAATCAAAGGTTCCACCCGTGTAAACAACTAATCCCATCTGTTTGTCCTCCTAACATCTAGGCTCCACCCGTGAACCGAATAGTCGCCATTGTTTATTTTGTCGTGATAACGCTTTTCATTCAAGCCCCAAGTTATCGCATTCTTGTCTAAAAAGTCTTGTCGAGTTCGCATGGGTTCATGGTGAATCCGAGCCGACAGTTGCTTGACTTCTACCCCAGCGTTTCTAATCCGTCTTTCGTAGTCGTTGTCATCGAAGTAAATCGGGTAAAAGGCTTCATCGTATAGTCCTGCCCTGCGAACGCATCCTTCACCGAAGATAGGTGCTGCCCAAGGTGTCTGATCTACATGAGCAAAGTTCAAAGCCTCTGTATCGACTTCTCTCTCGATCGTTTCTAGGGCATCAGGAGCAAACCAGGCATCGTCATTGACCATTACCCAGTAAGGAGCGTAGGGCGTGGACTTGATAATCAAGTTCCAAGCACCTACTAGCCCCAGACCGTATGGCACTTCGATGTGCCACATCTTTTCGACCGAATCAGGTTTCATCGGTTGCCAAGTCTGCTTACCTGAGTTATTGACTATAACCAGATTCTCGACCGGATAATTGATGCTGGCAAGTAGCCTGTCGGCTAGGTCAAACCTTGTGATTGTAGCGAAGCCAATTACAGGAATCATACGGATTGAACTACTTCGTTGAACCGCTTTCCAATTACATCCCAGGAATACCCTCTAGCAAGCTCTAGGCTTGATTCTGAGACACTTTTGTAGTAACTAGGGGTCTGGAGTGCTTCTAGCGATTCTAGGACTTCCTGAGCCGTTCTAGCGATGATACAGGCATCCCCATAGCCCCTTGCTCCGAACTCGCTACTAATAACAGGTAGTCCGTAAGCCAGAGACTTGATGACCTTGAGGCTTGTGCCCGAGCCACCGCCCATAGCGTTTACAAAAGCGAAGGATGTCTTTAGAAGTAAGTCAAGGGCTTCTTTACTAATGTGCCCGACTAGGGTGACATTATCGGCAGGGCTTTCGATGAAGCTACTGCATGCACCGACAATAACTATCTGGTAGTCAGACAATAGCGGAGCCATCTGGGCAAGTGTTACGGCTGCTCCGATGTTTGGCGGATGAGCACTACCCATAAACACAATGGTTCTGCTTTTGTAGCCAGATTTGTTTGGCTGATCTGGCAGATTGACTCCGTTAGGAATGTGAGTCATCGGGCTACTCGATTCCAGCTTGTCATCTACCGAACAATAGGTAATGTGATCCGCTTGTAGTGCCTTTGTCTCAAGCTCCTGAGTCCTAATCACGGCATCTGGGCTAGAGATAAGTCTCTTCATCGCTGTCTCATTATTGTGAGCATCGTAAATAAACTTCTGCCCATTCAAAGCTTCTACCTGCCAAGGGTGCTCCAGAATAACTAAGTCTGGCTGAGCGTTCTCGATCATCTGACCGAATACTTCTTTAGCCGTGTCGGCTACTTGAAAATCCCATTCCTTGCGACCGTTTGGCTGTGGAATCTTTACAACTTCTACCTGAAGGTTCTTGTATAAGAATTTACCACTTTGCTCGTAGTTCGGTATAAATACTTGAACCGAATTTTCTACCCTAGTCAAAAGATTGTGAATTCTTTCGCCACCGCCGAACTCAGCCTCCACAAAAGGAAACGGAGCTAGGGCAACGATTTTCACTTCAGCTTCTCCTTGAAGAATGGCAACCACTTGGTTTCCCAAATCAAGTCTGCATCGAACTGCTTAGCAAAGTCAATAGCCTTTTGGCTTCTGCCTCGCTCGCCTTCGTAAGCTTCGTTTAGGGCAACCACAATGCGATTGACATTTGGTATTTGGAAGAAGCTACCCTGAGCCTCATCCCAGAATGGCTGTCCGTCAATCTTCCAGCTATCTTCTGAGGCTAGGTCTTTAGAGGCAGCGAAGT